AGTCCCTTGCTCGCCTTTGCCTGACCGTCCACAATCGCCAGCCCGTAAATGTCGAAAAGCGGACTGAGCACGTTGCTCGTCAGGGCAAATTCTTTGTCGCTCGCCGCGATGTGCTTCGAGACCGATTTGACCGTGACCACGCCGACGCCTGCGAAACAAACGACGGTCGCGGCGAGCGCAGCGGTAATCAGCTTCGGATTCATTATTTCTTGAGCAGCTTGCCCGGGTTCTTGGAATACTTTTTTGCTAGAGTCGTCAGCCCGTCGATAATCTCAGGCGCGAGCAGCCCGGCGACGCCGTAGGTGACCGCCTTCACGAGTGAGCTCACTTCGATTTGCTCAACGATGACCCATGCGAGCGTCGAGACGATGGCCGCCATGATGACGCGCCGCACGCTGTCCCAGATCGTCCCTTGGATCGGGTTGGCTAATAGGCGAGCAACCATGCCAGCGCCTCCGATGACCGCCGTAAGCCAGCCCGTCTCTTTCCAGAGCTTCGCCACTTCCATGAGGTCTTTGTGCTCGTTCATTTTTTGCGGGTCATCCTATCACCAAACCACCAGCCCACACAATTGAAGGCCGCAAATTGCACCTCGTCCACCATGTCGGCTTGCTCAAAAGCTGGGACATTGAAGAACACAATGGTGACTAGAATGAGGAGAAGAAGGGTGATGGCTGGACGAAAGAGGGTGAGAACATTCGCCGCCCAAGGTGCGGTGTTTACAGGTGCAATCGCCGCATTTTGGCTAGCCGTAAACGCTTCCCATTGAGCCTTATCAGCCGCAATAGAGGCCATCGCCTTCGCTTCTTCGAGCTTTCGCTTGTGGTCCTGCCCGGCCTTGTAGTTCTCGAAAAACCCGTTGCCGATTCTGAGCAGGACGCCGAGTGCGCCGCCGCCTAGTGCGTTGGTAAGAAGATCGAGCATCGTTAGGCGGCTTTAGGGTTGGTAAGACGACGGAACAGGAAGTAGGGCAACCAGACCCATTTTGGAATCTTCGTCACCTTTACGTTAGTGCTTTCAATAAACGGCATCTCCGCGTCCCAGAGCTTCACCCTAATAGGCGAGCCGTCCGGTGAGGTGCAGCTAATTATTGAGACGTTGCGCGTGGGAGCGCGGCCTTTGGTCCAGTAGTTGTCATACTGCCCGAGTTCAATCGTGCCTGAGATGACGCAGCCGTAGAGCGAAAGCCCGTCGATGGAGCCTTTGGCCGTAATTGACCCGGCCACCGTGCAATTCTGCACCGTGTAATTGGAGCCGCGCACGAAATCAATCGAGTCCTCCTGCGAGGCTGGAATGATGAGACCTGACACGCAGAGGTTTTCCACGTTCGATCCCTTGACCAGATCGTCATACGCAAGCGGATCGAGTGGCGCCTGCCACTCAGCGGTGTTCACCGTCAGCCCGTTGTCCTGTGGCCCAACGTAGCTGCGCCAGTTCGTGTCGGAGGTTCCGCTCATTCGACCTTCGGTTCCTTTGGCTTTAACGCCTCGGCAAGCTGTTCAGCGCACTTGCGTAGCAAATCGTGATCGTCGGCCTTTAATGGGGCTTGGCGGGCGGCTGCGTAGAGGTTGGCTAGGGCTTCGTTGGTGGACATGTTATTTGGATTCTAAAGCGGCAAGGCGGGCGCGGACGGATTGGAGTTCGGCAACCAGATTTGCGATGACTTCAGCGGAGCTAGCTTGCATACCTTGATATTTCGGATTGCCCTCTGCATCCACGGCATCCTTTTCGCCTTGAACAGAAGAAGGTGATACCTCGGCAAACTCGTGAGCGATGAAGCCAACAAACTTGCTGCCATCCGTTTTCCAAGTTCCGACCTTGGGCTTGAGAGCGTCGATAAATGTTCCGCTGTCGGTAAGTGGTCCAGTGATGTCCTTCAGGCGATAGTCAGAGGTGCCGCCGTAAACAGTGACGGTATCGTTGTGAGAAATTAAGCCGACTTCTGTTCCAGTGCTTTTGAGAATTTGCAACACACTGCCGCCGCCGCTGTTAGATGTTTTTACCCGCTGGCCGTAATAGGCATTATTGAAGGTAATTTCTAGCAATCCGGTTCCAGAACCAATGGCCGTTGCGCTACCAATCTTTACGAAATTGCCGCCGCCACTGGTAGCTAGTTCTGCATTTGTGGTATTGGAAAAAGTCCCAGTGACCGATAGGGTTTGAGCCGGACTCGCCGTCCCAATGCCGACGTTGCCCGCAGCCGTTAGAACCATTGCTTGATTAACAGTCTTGGTGAAAAACTCAAAATTCCCGTCTGTATTTACACGAAATGTTCCGTTATCGGCTCCGGCTTTTGTGAAAAAGATGCCTTGAGTAGTGGTTGCGTCTATTTGTAAACGGGTGTTTGCGTCACCCGAGATATGTAGCTTAGACGCAGGACTCGCCGTCCCAACGCCTAGGCCGATGGTGCTAAAACTGGACAGAACGGTTGATGGCGCTGCCTCGGTGCCCGTTAAGAGATTCAAAAAACCCGTGCTGCGGTCATATTGCCACGCCGTAATTGTTTCTGCGGGTGAGCCAAATTGAATTGTTGATTTTGTGCCTACGGAATAAAGTTTTGTTCTGTCTGCAGACGTGCCACTTTTTGATTCGATTTGACCCGTCGCGCTCACCGTCGTAAAAGCGCCCGTGCTCGGCGTTGTCGCTCCGATGGCCGTGGAGTTTAGACCGGTGGAGGTGAAGGTGGCAACTATGCTTCCTCCACAGCCTAAAACTAAATTTCCAGCTCGTCCATCAATTGCAAAATCGTTGATGGTTCCGCCAAAAACTTGGTCTCTTGTGCCTATTAAACCAGATAAAGTTGAGCCGTTATTTATTCGGTAAAATTCAGCTAGACCGACAGACGCACTGACGCTGTCTTTGTAGGTTAAAACGCCGCTAGAAATTTTTGATACAATAGTACCAGAAGTGTTTAACGTCGTAAACGCGCCCGTGGATGGCGTCGTGGCTCCGATGGCCGTCCCGTCAATCGTCCCGCCGTTGATGTCCGCCGTGTCCGCCACGAGCGAATCAATGTTGGCCGTGCCGTCGATGTTGAGGTTGCGCCACTCGTGTCCCGTTACGCCGAGGTCGTAGGTGTTGTCGGTCGATGGGTTGAGGTCGCTCGCCACGCGAGCGTTGAAATTCACCGTGTCCGAGTTGTTGCTGCCGAGGGTCGTGTTGTCGTTTACGGTGAGCGCCGTTGCCGTCAGACTCGTAATGGTGCCCAGCGATGTCAGCGAGGACGCCGTAACGCCAGACGCGAGGGTTGCGCCTGTGAGGGTTCCAGCCGCTGCGGTGACCGTAATGTCAGCCGAACCGTTGAAGCTCACGCCGTTGATGTTGCGCGCGGTCTGCAAGATCGTCGCGGTCCCAGCATTGCCCGTAATTGTCGTCTGATCGCCGGTATTCGTTCCGCTGACCGACGCCGTGCCGGTGACTGAAAGCGCTGGCGTGCTTGTGCCCGTAAGGGTCACGCCGTTAAGAGAGGTGGCAGTTGCCGCGCCGAGAGTCGGCGTCACGAGGGTTGGACTGGATGCGAACACCAGCGCGCCCGATCCCGTTTCGTCGCTAATCACACCGGCAAGTTCTGCCGAAGTTGTGGCTGCTAAAGCCGAAAGTTTGTCCGTCGTTACCACCAAGGTCTTGGAGGCCGGAATCGTTGTTCCGTTAAGCGTGGTGGTGCTGGACGATGATAGACTTGTAAAGGCACCCGTAGATGGGCTAGAAGCCCCAATAGCCGTGTTTGTGAGCCCAACGGCGGAATAGTCGGTGCTATCCCCTACTACGGCTCCTGTGCGCCCGAACACGCTGGAAACAGCGTCCGTCAAGTCCACCTTCTCCCAAGCTGTGCCGTTGCTGATAATCCAGTCGCCTACGGCAAAGGACAAGCCAAACTGAGTCCCAGCTACGCTCACTACATAGTAATCACCCTTAGAAAGAGCGTCGGGAGGATTTGCCAATCCGGGGGTGTTAGTAGCCGCGTTCCACGTCCCGTCATAATTAACCTGACCAGCGGTTAAGAGGGGCGGAGAGTAATTTACAACTTGGTCAAAAAGTCCGGACATAATTAAAGATAGTTGAGTTCGCTAATCGTAAAAACGCCAGCACCACTAATTGCAATTACCTTGGTAGATTCAGCCCATTTACGGCTCCAAATACCGCTATTGCCGTCCTTAATGATATGGCCATTTGAGGTGGTTGGAGGACTGCCATCAATGGACATACGCATATCGGCACCTGCCAGCGTCCAATAGACATGGGTTGTATCCACATTAAGAGCAATGGACTCAATGAAGTCTTTCGCGGTGGACGTTACCGTCAGATTGCGACGAAGAACATTCTGCACAGGAATCACCTGCATAGGACCGTTTACTACGCGAGAATTAGCCATGTTAGTTGGTGAATTGACTGATGGTTACTACTGCCGAAGAACCCGTGTGTCGAAGGAGTTTAGCGGAAAGCACCGCGTCCTTGCTCCAGAAAGCATACCAATCCTTTGGGAGGACATGACCGTTAGAAGCCGTAGGCGTGCTGCCATCAAACGTAACAACAACCGGGTGACTATGCACCGTTACGAAGAACGCATTGGTCTTGTAGTCAAAATTGGTTGAATCAAATTGAACTGCTGTGTCCGCTACGGTGAGATTTTGGCTAGGAGCCGTGCCGTTAGGTTTGGGATAGAGATTTACTACGAAGCTATTCATCGGCGGAAGGAGCGGGAATTATGGGTTGAGATGCGGTGGCCTATCATACCAGTGGCACGAGAAACGTCAGTCTTTTGTAATTGATCGTCAAGGATGCCTTTGGCAATGTTTTCTTCTAAAACGGCTTTTTCATTTTGGCCATCTTGCCGTAGGAAATCGGCAAAGCTAGCATGAGCAAGGTAGTTAAACCACTCACCGGGAATGTTGGTGCTGGCTGAAGTGTAAGCAGCGTCAGCTACCTTCTTGTAGGTAACGTAGGTGTTGGTAGAGGGGGCGGTGTCGCCCACCAGATAGGCACCTTCGTAGGTGACGTAATACTCCAGCTCTGGGGCTGAATAGAGATAGAACGGCTGATAGGTTTTATGAATGCGGAGAAACGTATCAATCGTGCTTTTACCCGCCTGAGTGAATGGGACAATGTTCGTGCTTAGGGTGGCAGTGCCTGTGCCTGCGGGGCTGGGGGTAGCCGTAGCCACAAACACCACACCCACCGTGTTGGAAGCTGCCCCAATGGACACAAAGTTAGTGGTGCCCACTGTAAGAATGGTGTAGGTGTTGCCCGCTTCAATAGCAGCAGCCGTAACGGTTGGCGTGCTCAACGTGCGCTTTTCACCCACGACTAGGTAGCGCGGCCAATAGTCAGTGGCTTCGTAGGCAGCATTTGCCCTACGGTTAACCAAGCTGTTCATAAACGTAAGCTCAGTATCCGTAAAATCACTTACGCCAGCCAAAGCCTTTATCCTGAGCAACAAGTCGCTGTATGTGCCGTCGGCCATTAGATTTTATTGGGACTGAGATGGGGGAAACGCTTCTGGAAGTCTTTAATGAAGCCGCGATCTCGCATAGCTTCTGCACCATACTTGTTTCTCATGTTAAACCACTCCCAAGCTGGAGTTACGGCAACACAACGCAGGCTGTTAAAACCTTGTCCTTCTCCTTGGGCCTTCTTTACCTTTTCAGCGTGCTTAGCGCAAATGCTTTCACGCTCATTTTCCCACGCTTCTTTTAGTTTCACCCCGTATCGGAGTTCGTTGAACAACGCACGGTTGGCTTCACTATTTGAGCTTCGTGGTAATTGGGTGATGATGTCCATAAAAAAGGCTTGCATGGATAATACCATACAAGCCTTGAAGCTACTCTAACTATTTATTACGCGACAGCCGTAATCTTGCCGTGAGCCAATGGCGAATAAACCTGAAGCGTGAGAGCCGCGTCAATGAAGCCGCGTTCGCCACCGCCTTGATTTGGAAGCCGGGTGCTACCGATGCTCATCAGTTCAGCAATACCAACGTAGTCGGGATTGATGAGATAGCCATACGAGGTAGATGGCATACAAGCAGGATTGCCGTTGATGACGGTGATGATGCCGAAATCGCTATCGTAGGTGTTCACCGAGAGGGTGATCTCCTTGTCGGTAGCCATTTGATTGACGTGGAACACGCTCTCGCTGGAGTTGCCGTCCGAACGGGCAAAGCCAGAGATGGTGCGACGCAAAGTCGTGCCAGCAACGAGCGTGAGTGCGTCAACCGTCCCCGTCTTGTTGAAGATGGAGGCAACAAGGCCGTTGAAGGCCGACTCCGTGAGGGTGCCGGTAGCGTGGATGGAAGCAGCAGGGGTGCGATAGTCCGATGGGACATCAGCCGGACCTGCGCTGTCGAGCCAGTCGCCAAGACCACGCAGAGCGTAGGCCGTGGTGCTGCCGTCTTCCACTGCACGATCTTGAGTGCCAGCAACGGTGGCCTCGATGTCGCGCTTCATCTCGCGGATGGCTTTCGCCTCTGCTTCAGCAATTTTAGCTGGGCCAACAGACTCAACAGCGTCCTGAAGTTGGGACACCATGTAGTTCTTCTGGAACAACTGGATGTAATTGCCGAGACGTGCGCGGCCAGAGAACTTGTCCGCGAAGGACGAAATGTCCTGACCCTCGCGCACACCAGCAATAACTGGAGCAGCAAGAGAGTCAACGGTCCACTCATTGTAGGTGGCGGTGGCTTTGCTCTTTTTGGCAAGAGAAGTGATTGGCGTCTCCTCGGGGGCGAGGATCGTCAGAACGTCCGTGAGGTCCTCACGGTTAGAAACGGCGGAGCCGGGATTGGTGGTCGAATAGGTATTTGAAAAGGCCATGAATTTTAAGTTTTAGAATGTTGAAGAGCACGAAGTTTTGCGAAGTCCTTGTAACTAGACGATTTTCCAAATCGTTCACTAAGGTCTTTCAAAGCCTTGCTCTGACGAGCTTCAGGCTTCAGGGAGTCGGCGGACTGGTTAATAATTGGGCTGTTCGGGGACAGTTTAACGGATGGTTTAGTATCCACTGACCGCCGAGCATACAAACTATTAGCCGCATGAGCCAAGAGATACGGGATTTGTGGAGCCAAATCAGGCAGGGATTTCTCCAAGCCCTTCAGACGCTCATCACTCATCATTGCCTCGTATTGCTTACGGATGTCGTTGTCCTCGCCTTGCATCCAAGGTAGTTCCGCTTTGGAACGATCAACTAGGACTTGGCGCAAGACTGTGCGATCTTGGGCCAGTTTAATTTCCTTATGTTGTGCCGGTAGGTAAGTGTCCCGCGCTTTACGGGCTTTCCTTGCAGCATCCTTGACATCGCGTTTCGTGTATTCCTTGCCATTGACGTTAGCTACAACGTCATCACCAGCAAGGTCTTCACTCTTATCAAGAAGGTCTTCGGCCCAATCAATCACCTCGTTTACCTCTGTGAACTTTGTTTGTAATTCTTCAGGGGTGGCAACGGTGGCGTATGGGTTGTTTTCCACTTTAGCTTCTAGTGGACCTTCTTCGCGACGAGCGATTTCAGCTTGGAGCTGTGCCAACTGCTCTTCAGCAATACGTCGCTTGGCGGTGAGTTCACCGAACCTTGCGACAGCTTTGCTGCCGAGTTTTGACGCAAGCTCTTTAAGCTCCGCTTCACTCATGTTTTCCATCTCAACGTCCTTAGAAAGAACTTTTGCTTCCTCTTGAGCGTTCGACTCCGCAACCTCCTGCTCAGGCTCTTTTGGCTGTTCAGTGGGTTCCGTAGCTTCTGGCTCAGGAATTGGCTTCTCCGCAATGGGTGGTGGCGGGGGCGGATTTTGCGCCTTTGCTGCCTCCATTTTGGCTTTATATCTCTGAGCAACAAAGTTGCTCGGCGATATGTTGGACATCACTGGTTTTTGGGCGGCTCCAGCGTTAGCCGTTTGGACTTCATTAGGCATTGTTGTTTCTTAGCCTTTACGCCGCTAAGGGTTGCGAGCCCCCATTCTAGCACCACGCAGAAATTCTACTGTCTCTTTACTCGTTTAGCCGACAACACCAAGTAGTTACAGGTAGAAAGAATCTCATCCAAAGCTTGGATGCGCCCACTAATTTCACGGATGCGTCCCTCATTGGCGCGGTGAAGCTGAGCAATGGCGGCTTCACGCCCTGCGGCTACATAGTCTAGGAAGTCTAAGAACTGTTCCTTCTCGGAAAGGTAGTCGAGTTGCTGTTGTAGAGGATGGCGTGAGTTTCCGAATAACTTCATAGAGTTTGCATACCCTGAGTGGTCATCTCTCCCATTTGGGCGGGAGCGGTGCCTAGTTTACCAATTTGAGCGTTCTGCATCTGCTGCAAGGCAAACTGATATTGGTTGGCATACTTCTCAAGTCTAGCCCTAAATGACTCGTCTTGCTGCAAGCGTTGTGCAACGTCTGGCTGTTGAGTGTATTGCTGGAGCACTTGCATTGCAATTTGCGCCCCATTAGGCCGTGCGCCCACCTCAATGCCAGCGTAAATCTTAGACAAGTCTTCCGTTACCATTTTAACCACTTGCTCTTGTGCTTGCTCGGCTGGTTGCAAGATAGCGTCAGCCATTACTGGGTCAATGGCTGCGGCCATAGATTCCAAGAGTGCATCCGAATTGATGCGGCCATTCTTGTCCAACTGAAGCAAACTAACAAACTGTTGCATACGAGCTTCCTGCGTGTCTGGGTCGTTGTTCAGAATATCGAAGCTCACCGTAACATCAAAGTCCTCGTCTGGGTTGCCCTTGTTAAACTTCATGGGATCAGCCACTCCCGTTACGCGGAAGAACACTTCATCTGGGCCAAATCGTTGATAGCATTTGAACGCCATCTTTAGAACGTCCCGAGCGTGATTGAGGAACTTAGAGACAAAGAACTGCTGGCGGATAGACGTGAGCGGATTGTTGGGGTTGAGACCAACCAAGTCGTCTGCCGCGACAAGCATCGTTCTTTCCATCTCCACACTGCCGGGGTTGTATTGCGGCACGGGGCCAAACGAAAACTCTCCTGCTCTACGATAGGGAACATAGCGACCGGGACCCCAATCCGAAGGCGGATTGCCCACGGGGTGCATGATGGGTGGCAAGGTAGCCAAGCTGTTCCGGTCCGTGCGGCTGTCGCGCTCAGTCTTTACGCTGTCCTGATAGCCACGAAGTATTTCAGGGAACGTCTGGATGTCATACATCCGCTTAGAGTCGTTGCTGAGACGGGTAACAACGAATGGATAATCATTGTATCCGTTCAGCAATTCAAATTTGGCGTAGGCTTGCACATCAGCCGCTCCCGTAAACTTGGGGTGCATGATGGTGCGGTAGATGCCTTCGCTGCCGTCCTCTGGGTCAATGAGCCGCTGGAACGCATAGACAATTTCAATGAGTTCGTCCGCCTCATACTGCTGGCGATATTTAGAAAGACCAGTGGAGCGCGTGCCATAGACGCTTTCCATGTTGTAGGTGTTCACCCCACGGAAGTGGGACACCACATACTCCGCCCAGTCCTCATCCCATCCGTCAGACGTTACACAGGAAAGAACTTCTTGGACGGTGAGGAAGGTGCGATAGAATACAAACGGGGCGCGTTGTGGGTCCAAGCAATAGGACGGGAAGAACACGTCTCCATCAGGGGCGCAGGCTTGGACGTAGGGCCGGTCAATGCTCAGGCGGCTAATGGGAAGTTCGCTCACTCCCTTTTTCCGCAACTCTACCAATGCTTTCTTGGCGCGGCTATCCACCACGTCAGGATAAACCGTGCGAAGCATATCAATTACTTCCTTGTCGTTCTTGCCCTCAATGATGAGCTGGGCAAGTTCAGGACTGGTGGCAGCAATTTGCTGCAAGTCGATTTTTTGTAGAAATTTCTTTTCCATCCTCTCCCATCCAACGTAGGTAATCATCAACCCACGCTCCAACAGGTAGTTACCACCAAGCTCCATTTCCTCGCGGAAACGCGGGATGTAGGTGGACAGCATCCATTTGAGGAACGCACTCGTAACACGGGATCGTCCCGTGTCCCCATGCTCAACAGGATAAGCGCGGATGTTTGCCTTAGCCAAAGCAGACGTAAAAATAGAAACGTAGGTGCTAATCTTTTCGTCAATGACTCGCGCTTCCGTATCGGACGCACCCTCCCACGGGAACGCATCACCACCATGTTTACGCAAGTCACTCGACTTACCGGGCCAATAGCATCGCCGCTGATCGGAGCTATTGACGCACTGATTGAAGTAGGTTCCTAGCTCCGTGGTTGTCCTATCGTATGCAGACTTTAGGGCAACGACGTTTGGACCATCACTATCTACAAATGTCAGGGCGTGTTGCTGTTGAGTTTCTTGCATAATTTTGCGTGGGATATTGCGCTCTTGATAATACCATGAACGTATTCCTGCGAACGCCCTATCTTGTCGGATAGCTCATCGGGGAATAGTTCCGACGAGTTCTGCTCCTTCCATCGCTTTATCTGTTCGTGGCGCAGAAGTCTATCGCTTTGCTCAAGCAACCACTTGCGGCTAACCGTAATATCAGGTGCTAAGGAATTCGTGTCGGTAGCTGGTGCCGTTTTCATCTGTAATGACTTCTACGTTAATTTGCTTGCCATCTAGTTTGTTTGTTAGACGGCGCGGAATAGCTACAATAGACTTACCTTCCACTCCCTCGACAGAAGCAAACACCCACTGTGGGTTGCGGGCTTGAGAAATAACATTGGCTTTAAGGAACCGAGGCTTCTCTGGCTCTGCGGCATTGAGCGTTTCGACACTTTGGATTCTGGCTTTTACACTTTTAGCTTTCATCAATATCCTCCTTTAGAACGAGTTCTGGGTTGAGTTGTTTCATCTACAAAGCGAATGTTGTCAATGCACGCATAGCGGATGACATCTATTGGGTCTTTCCATGCTTCATCTGTGCCGCCGTCTCCTGTGTATTCCTGAAGGGCAGTGATGATGTTCTGGCAATTCTCCGACACATAGAAGTGCGGGCGGTTGAGGCTATCCATCTTGGCCTTACGATTGTAGGCCATCTTGCTTTGAATGGCTTGGATGCCGTCCTCAATGTCTAGCCCCGGAGCAGGAATGAATGTAAGTCCGTTGTCTGCTAGGTCTTCGATGATACTACTCGCGCCGTTCTGCGATTGATACTTGGCCGCACCCAGACGCGGATCAATAAGCCGCTCCGTTATCGTTTCGCCATTGTCGCTCTCGCAGCGAGTAATTAGTTCAACGTAGTCCCTAATGCCATAGCCAAGTCCTTTGTTTCCATCTCCGCCTATCCATCGTCCTCCATGCCACTTGGCCCAATCTCCTACATTAACATCTGGCCACTCACGATAGACGTAGTAGGTCTCGCTCTCATCTACGGCTATCCAACACATGAACCAGTTCTTGCGCCCAGCCGGGTCTAAGATCATGTAGCGTGTTACGTTTTCACGCGGTATCTTGTCATGTGGTATGACATTGACTTCCCGAGAGAACATAGGGAAGCGAGTAGATGCACTCTTGGTTGGAACCCCGTAGGCTCGCGTTAGGATTTCTTCTTCGCCCCTGCCCTGTAAATCCTGAGCAATACGATCATAACCGCCAAACGGATTGTCTTTTGAATGGAAATAAATGATTGCGCTGTTTCCATTTGCAGCGTGTTGAATAAACGGAACCGGCCTGTCATTGAGGAGTTCCGCCGTTTTGGTTTCAACAGTTCTTGCTTTTTCAAGGTAGTCTCTAACCACTTCCGTGTAACCGTCAATCGGAGTGAACGTAACAATGATTTTGGCATTACGGGTAGCCAATCGAAAACGCAGAGTGCGTAGTAACTCAGGGCCAATGAGATATTCATCACACCAAGCCCCAAGATTGAGCCATACCGGTTCACGGCTGCCCAACTCCGCACCTTCCAGAATAGTATCGTTGTTAAGAAATTGAGCATAGGTCTTAAAGATGATGTGGCTCTTAGTCCCCGGCAAAATTAGACTGCTCTTAGAGAACCCGTTCTTCCGCGTGTAGCTAATGTTCTCCTCCGCACTAAGGGTTTTCTTTCTAAGCTCTTCAGGGAGAGCATCGTAAATGGCGCATTGTTGCTGGCGGATAGACACGTCTGCGTTCTGCGCGAAGCACATAATCACACTACCGGGATTGTCCATTGCAGCCTTAACTACTGCTGTTGCAGCCCACGTTGTCTTGGACGATCTATTGCCACCACTCACAAGTAGTTCATTGAAAGACTCTAACAAGTCCTCTGCCTTCTTCCAATGAGGGAGCTTGAACCCATACCTGTAAGGATCGCGCACACTATTCTCAATGGCTTGATGATAGATGTCGTAGAGACTAGCCAGAACTTCCGGCTGCATTTGCGCCATTTCCTCATTGGTTGGTGGCGCGAGAATGGCGTGTTTCCTCCAAATCATATGCTGATGGCCTCCTTCTGAAGCGCGGCCCTAGCATCCGCTATAGCCTTCATAGCATCCTCCAAGCTAGGTTTCCCGGCCTTGTGCTCTACAACCACCTTGTTCTCCCCTAGAGCCTGCATACCCTTGTCCACGGCTATCCCATAGGACAGAACCAGATCACGAATGTTCACCTTAGCCAAAGCGTCAGGGTTGTTAGCCAGCATCTCTAGCTTCTGTTTAGCCAACAACCTAAGTCCCTCTGCCATCTCAAACCCATCAGCCGCCAACTGCTTCCGTCTCACCTCTATGGCCACCTCATGCCGCGCCTTCACCTTACTAATCTGATTGAACGAGAAGCCTGTAGCCTCAGCTATTTCTTCCCACGTATTCCCCTCCGCTAGTTGCTCCAAGCACAGCATAGCCTTCGTCGGCTCCCGCGCCTCTAGGGTGCGACAATCACTGTCCACTAGGGAGGACAATAGAACGGGGCTGATGTTCTCTAGACTCATACTTTAGACAAATAGATCATAATCGACTTATACTTTAAACAATCCAGACATAGAATGCCAAACAAAAACAATGAAAAAAAGTCTTTCATCATTATCCTTCGCTTGCGTATGGATTGTACTGAGCCCCCAAAATTTCTGTCAAGACATTTGTTTAACTATGTTTCCCTGTCTTCTTCAACTATGTTTTCCTGTCTCTCCTTTTAGGAAGGACCCTTTACAATATTCCCTCCTTTCATAAGGGACCATTTGTAATATTTTTTTATGGGGGCGTTCTGACCCTGTTAAAAAAACACCCACCGAAGTATGCCGCCGATCTCATAGGAAATCGACACACCTCCAAGGAAGCGCGAGAGGCACGGTGGGTCTACTGCCATCACACAATACACCAAGGGAGCATTGGTCAAGCTCCTACTACCCGCTCTCCTTCTGGAGTCCATTTACAACTTTTTTTAAAGAAGGCATTCTGACCAATTAC